GTGGCGCCGGTGGCGTCGGCCACATCGTTCAGCGCGTCGATTGAATTGGAGACACTGGCCACGAATGCCACCAGGCCGGTGGCACTCGCCAGCGTGGCAAAGGCAGGCCCGATCAGCCCGGCGCTGGCGGCCAGTTGCCCAGCCGTTGCGGTGGCCGCTGCCATGTTGCCGCGCACCTGCTGCAGCACGCGGCTGGCGCGGTCCTCGGCGCTGATCGTTATTTTGGCTTGCGTCATGGCGGGCGGCTGTCGATCTCGCGCAGGGTGGCGCGGATCACGCGCAGTAGCTCGATGTGGTGGTGCCAGTCAGGCACCGGGTGCAGGGCCTCGTACACGGCCCAGGTCGGCGGTTTCCAGCCGCCGCAAAAGCCCCAGCAGTCCAACGCCATTTCGGCCGCCGGGCTAAGTGGCGTGAGCGCTGCCGCCATGCCGCCGAACCCCAGGGCCTGTAGCTGGCGCATGTCCTCCTGGCCGGCGTGGTGCTGGACATGCGCCGTCAGTTTTTTGCGTCGGCCTCGGCGGCCTGCGCGCGGGTGGTGATGCGGGCATTCAGGGCGTCGGCCAGCGCAATGGCATCGTCGGGCCTGGCGTCCAGCAGCAGCGGCACCGCGCCAGGCTCCCAGCCCAGCGGCGTGGTGTCTGCAGGGCTGGCAAGTTCAGCGCCCTTGGCGCCGTCGCCGTCGCCGTCGACCAGCACATGCAGCACCCGCACGCCCTGCCAGCCGACAATGGCGGCCTCAAGCACCGCGCGCTGCAGCACCAGCATTGCCGCACGGTCGCCATTGGCCTGCAGCGCACCAGCACGCTGCGCTGCCAGCAGCACGTCGTGCCGGGTGGGGGTGCGCAGGCGGTAGTCGATCACGCCCAGCGTGTGGGTGAACTCGCGCGCCGCCAGGGCTTTGGCTTGCAGGGTTTGCAGGTCCATGGCGGTCAGGTGTTGTAGCGCACAGGGTCAGCAACAAAGCTGAGCGAGATGCTGCCGCGCAGGGTGCTGTCCTCGATGGTGGGCACCTGCTGCAGCGACCAATACGCATTGGCCACCAGCCGGCTGTTGTTGGGCAGAACCATGCGCAGGGCGGTGGCCGTTGCCGTGTCGCTGGCGGCGCTGACGGGGCCGAACCACGACAGCGACGGGTCATCGAACAGCGGCAGGGTCACATTCACGGCGCTGCGCACCGTGGGGATCTGTTTCTGCACCCGGTCGGTGAGCGTGGTGATGTCGGCAAACTGCTGCTCACCCCCGCTCACGCTGATGCCGCTGGTGATCTGGGTCACGTTGGTCCAGGCAGTGATGCGGCGGATGCTGCCGATGCCGGTGCCTGCTGGAAAGATGCTCAGGTTGCTGTTGATGTTTTCCAGCGTCACATCGTTGGTGCTGACAGCCGACACGCGCACGATGCGGCCGTTCAGCCGGTCCCAGCCGCTGGTGATTTCGAGAAAGTCGCCCACGACAACACTGTGTCCGGCTGCCAACGTGGCCACGGCTGCTGCTGCCTTGGAAACGGCCGTCATGTTGACACTGGTGCCGTAGGTGCTGGCGATGTCCACCAGCATGCCGGTGGCGAGGGTGATGGCCATGGTGAGATCCTTTGAATCAGCTAAGAATGGTTTCCGGCTGGGCCGGGTTGGCGAAGAACGTTGCCTGCATGCGCAGGGTGATACGGCCCATGGCCGCCTCGCCATCACCTGGCGCGTCGCGGTCGATGGCGGTGAGTTGCAGGCCGTAGGGCAACGGCGCAGCAAACAGCAGCGGCAACCCGCCTGCCGCCAGCGCGTGCATGGCGTCGTCAGAGTTGGCAGCGGCGCGCACGTAGGCCACCGCCGTCACTTCAAGCCGGTGAAGGTTGATGTTCTCCAGGCTGACGCGCTCCACCTGCTCATCGGCTACCGTCACACGCCAGGCGGGCAGGTCGGCCTCAGCCAGTGGCCACAGGCGGCTGGTGTACACACGCCCGCCGGTGGCGGCCAGCGGCACCAGGCGCGCGGCCAGGGCGTCGATCACTTGCGCGGCTGCCAGTGCCATGATCAGCCCCTGGCCAGCACCAGGCGCAGCCAGGCGCCGTCAGGCGGCAGGCGCAGCACCTGGCGCACGGTGTAGGACACGGCATCTACGACGAAGGCCTGCCCGGATGCGGCAGCCGGCGCGTCAACGGCCCGCACGGTGGCGGCCGGCGCCTGGGTGATCACGTCGTCAATGACGATCTCGGCGGCGCTGTCGAACACCGCCACCAACGCATTGCTGGCCAGCGTGGCAGCAACGCCGAACACGTCGCGGTAAAGGGCAGTGTCGTCGGGTGACATGGTCAGCTTGCCGGCTTGGTGGGCGCCTTGGTGGGCGCCTTGGTGGGCGCGGTCGTGGGCATGACGGCGGGCGCTGCCGCAGCAGAGGCGTCCACTGCATCAGCCGAGTCTTCTGCCGCCGGCTCGGCAGAAACCTTGCCGGCTGCCGCCAGTTCAATCGCCTGCTGGTGGGTCAGGCGCACCAGCGCACCTACCTCTACCCGCTGCCCCGCCATGGAGATAGCGCGCAGCACGGTGTAGGGCCGTAGATCTGTGCCTGGCTGCAGAAAGTTGAGCATGGCGTGTGGGCGCATGGCCAGCCTGGGCACCGAGCCCGGGCCGGCCGGTGGCCGATCAGGTGATGGACGTTGCGCGGCTGAAGGCGGCGGCCTGCCGCACACCCACGTCGATCGACTGCATGGCGCGGATGCCGGTGATGCCTGCGACGAAGCTGGCGTAGGGGTTCATGGCCAGCTCGAACATGCCCCACTCTGCGATCAGCACCTGGCTGAAGTCGCCAAAAATCATGCTGGCCGCTGTGATCTGCGTGGTGGTGGTGGCGCCGAAGCCGCCCATCTGCCCGTCGAGCACCGAGCCCACCCACAGCGGGGTGTCGGTCGATGAGAAACGCTGGCGGCCCATCAGCAGGCCGGCCACGGCCGGCGTGGTCACGTAGGCGCTGCCGGTGCTCAGCGCATTGCCGGCAGCCACATCGGTCTGGAACTCGACCACGCCCGCATAGGCCAGCGAGGTGCCCGTGACCGAGCCGATGCCGGCGGTGCCGCTGATGCCGGTCGGCTGGCCTGCGGAGCCCGACCCCTGCAGGCCGGCCAGGTCAACCGCCAGGGCGATCACGCGGGTGAGGTCGTTCATCACCAGCGCGTCGGCTGCGGGCGTGCTCTGCAGCATCAGCAGGCGGCTGATCTCGGTGTAGGCCCCGACTGTCTTGGGCGACAGGGCCAGCTGGCCGATGGTCTGCTGGCTCTCAGTGATGGCCGTGGCCTCGGTCGACAACCAGTAGGCGGTGGCGGCGCCCGTCAGGCGCGGCACGGTGACAGAGCCCACCAGGCCGGGTAGCATGGTGGCGCCCAGGCCGGCCAGCACCGACCGGGCACGCAACAGGTCGATGAAGCTCTGCGGCTGAATGTTGGTGCCCACCATGAAGCCGCCTTCGGTGGTCGTGCCCACGGTCATGTCGCGCTTGGCGTTCATCACGTCGAATGGGACGTAGAACCCACCGTTGACGGGCTCGGCAATGCCGGCGCGCTTGCAGATGGCGTCGGAGCACTCCTTCTCGAAACCGGCGGTGCGCCAGTCGCGGTCGACCATGGCGCGAATGGCACGCAGCACGCCGAATCGGCGTTGGTCTTTGTTGCTCAGGTCGAGGTTGGTCACCTGGCTGGTCTGCGCAGCGGTGATGGCGTTGGCCATCAGGTTGCGGAAGCCTTGCACGGTCTCGCCGCTTTCGATCGCGGCGGTGGCCTTGGCGGCGCCGTCGAAACGGGAGAACTGGTCGCCGATGGCGCGCAGCTCATTGGCGCGCTGGCGCTCGGCCTTGACGGCATCGGCGGCGGCTTGCGACACATTCAGCGCGGGCGCAGCCAGCGGCTCAGGGGTGGTGGTGGTGGTCATGGTCTTGCTCTCCGAAACGGGAAGATTGGTGGCGGCGGCGGTTGTTGCGGGTGCTGCGGGTGTTGCGACGGGTGCGGGCTGCACGGCCTGCGGCCGAGGGTGGCGCGGGTCGTCTTCTGCGCTGCGGCCCACGCCCACGGAGTGGTCGGCGGGCACAGAGACCAGGGACACCTCGTAGGGCTCCCAGTCGGTCACGCGGTAGGTGTCGGCCTGGCTATCGCCTTGGTTCGGGTCGCCCTCGACCGTCATCA